TGGCGATTCGGTTTCAACCGTAGGCTTTTCGCCTGTGTATGCTCTCACAGCTTCGACAAAAAGAGCGTCGAATTCATTTGATTCAAGGCTCAAAGCTTCACGTATCGTCAAAGGATTCGGCTCGTACCCGTGATCCCAAAAAGATTTGTTGTCCTCATAGCCTTTGCTCAGTATCGCCATGAAGCTTGCCGCAGTCTTTTGTGATACCTGATAGGTTCCGTCGAAAAGCTTGTCAGCGTTTGCGATATCGGAATCAGGGCACATGTCCGCGATCCTTATAGTGGCTTCAACCGTCCTCTTAAAGTTTATTTCTCGACCGTATACTTTCATTTACTCCTCCAGAACAAGACCGGAAAGGTCGTAGTTTGTAGTTGTCGTGTGTGTGCCGTCTGAAGATATGACGACAAATTTCTGTGTCGTAGCGGTGACCTTGAAGACACCGTTCTTGTCGGGATCGTCAATGAGCTCAACAAGTCCCGTTCCCTCTGAAGGCTGAAGGCCAACACGAACCGATGTTGCCCTGGGGTCGATGTTGTTGAACTGGATAGCCATGAAGTGTCCGTCACCGGCAAGAGGTCCGCTCTCGGCAAGCCCGCCCTCGATGAATTTCAGAGATCCTGTGATGGCATTGTTTCCGATCACGAGGTTGCTCTGAAGATCTCCGACAAGAGCACCAAAGACTGTCTGACCGTCACCCATGGGCTCCATGTAAGGATTGACCACATAGATGCCGAGCTTTGTCTGAAGGGCTCTCTCTGCTTCGTCCTCTGAAGCGTACTCTGTCTCATTAACGAGCTTCCAGTTGTGATTTGCGTCATCAGCCCTCATCAGAGTTGCGGTGATCTCCTGCGTCTGCCAGTCAATTTCCTGCTGCTGAGTTGCGGCCGACTGATTAAACAGACCGAACTTTGTCTTCGGGAGGATCGTGGGCACGTAGGTGGTCACTCCATCGGACATATAGCGCACGATGTAGCCGATTGCGATGTCGGGGGTCTCTTTGTCGTCACCATAGCCGACCCATCCCTGAGCGTCTGCCTGGGGAAGTCCCTGAATGAACCTCTCAGCATCCATGAACAGACCATCAACTGTCAGAGTGACTGTTCCGCCGGTAAATATACCCGTTGCGCTTTCTGCGGTCTGATTGTCTGCAAAGAACTTGTTATCGTTCGAACTCTCCGGTGAAAGATTTACATTCACGCCGCGGGCAAGCTTGCGCCCCTCTATGAAAGAAATCTGTCCGGCATTTGCAAGATACTTTGCCACGTAAGGCTTTGAGAAGCCTGTTGCAACCTTTCCGGCTGCGGCAAAGGTCTGAAGATTGTATTTAAGCATTTCATTGCCTCCTTTAATTAAAAATGCGACGTAAATCGTCATCAATGATGTTCGCCATTTCTGTTTCTGCTTGAAGCCTTGATGATCTGATCGCGGGACCGACGAAAGGCTGCTTCTTTGTGAAACTGTTTCCCGCCTCAAATGTTCGCGCTATCATGGCGTTCGGCTGACCTTGCGGATATTTTGTAGACTTCAATTTGTTGTAGCCATCAAAGCCGATCTTGACGTTTCTGAACCCGTTGTCCGTGGTTGCCTTTGCAATTCCAAGCGAATCTAAAAGACCCTGTTTCTGAATGCTTCTAATTCCCACGACCTTTTCAGGATATGGAGTATCGTCTACATTCATTGCCTGGATATTTCGCTTTATGGCATCTGCCACAATGTTTGCGCCCTCGTAGATCGCTTTTCCCATTGACTGAGGAGCGACCGTCTCAAGGTTGCCAAGCTGCTGTAAGTACTGGTCAAGACCTTTTCCGACTTGTAATCTCATGCGATGTAGAACTCCCATTCGTAATGAATCAGATTTGTTGTGTCCTCATATTGAACAGACAAAAGCCTCCATCCGATCTCTGCACCGTTAAGAGCCTCTTGAATCTCATCCAGCAAGGGGTCATATTCCTGCTTGGTGTAACAGTCAATGGTCCCGTGTACCTGTTGCTCCTCTTTGCGGTTATTTGCCGGAAAATCCGAAGCCTCTGAATCTTCCTGCCACACGATCCACGGAGCTTTGATTTTCTCCGTTTTCATATAGTGAAAGACCTTCTCCGGTACAGATACTGTTTTGAGCGTATCTCTCAAGTTTTTAAGGTTCGCTTGTAAGGACTTCATACAAATCATCCATTCTGTAAAGTGTCAGATCCGTGATCTTCAGCCCGTTGTCATCAACGCTGTTCGTCACGTTGTCAATACGGTACTGATCGCCTTCGGGGTTTTCCTGGCCTTCGTAATCGGTCAAAACCGCATACATGCCAATACGGACAGGACACCGCCAGATCCTTATCAGCATATCCACACGCTCTTCCACGCCTTTTGCTTCGTACTGTCGCCGATATCCGATCACACGCTCCTCAAATTGCCATGTCAGAACGTTTTCGTCTTCATCTTTAAGTGGAACGAGCACATCACGCGGCATATCTCCATCAAGGGCGATGTTCTTGAGCTGACAAATTGTCACAATTCCCGCATCTTTCATCGCATGGCCTCAGCAAAAATACGATTGTTAAGCGCCAAGCGCAACATGTACGGCATTCCCTGCGGATTCAGAGCCGTTGTCGAATAACCCTCATTGTTCCCCGTCCGCCGCCTATACAAGTAAGCTGCATACATAGAGACAAGCTGAAGATCATCCACGCTCTCACCCAGGGTGATACCCTCGGCCCGGATGCGATCCACTGCAACATCGATCAGTTTATCGAGGTATTCATCATTGACACTATTTCGTATTTCCAGATCTGCTTTTAGCAGACTTAATACCACTGTTTTGTCCATTCTTTTCCACCTTTTTCGGCGCTGACTTCGTGGGCTCTTCAGCCTTTGAATCCTCTTCAGCCTTTGAATCCTCTTCGGCCTTTGAATCCTCTTCGGCCTTTTCAGAAATAAACACGGTATTGCGCGCGTTCTTTCCGGTCAAAAGAGCGTTTATTCTTTCTTCGTTGACCTCAAGCCCCTCGCGGGGGTAGGCATCCCCAACATTGTAAGGATGCCCGCCGTCCTGAAGGTCTTCGAAGTATTCAACTACTTCGTACATAGACCCTCCTTCCTCTTATACGCCTGCGCTACATGTGATAGTCACGGTTGCGTTTGCATTTCCGCTGGTTGCCGTGATGACTGCGCTTCCAGATGTAGCGATACCGGTTACAAGACCGTTATCGCTCACGGTTGCCTTTGTGTCATCAGATGATGTCCAGGTCACAGCTCCCTCAACAGGAAGAGTGGTAGCGATCAGCTGAAGTGTTGCATCCTTTGCTACGGTTGCAGCGCTATAGTTGAGCAGAACGTTCTGAACTGTGTTGGCGTTATCCGGCGCAAAGTCCATTGCGGCCGTAGGAGTTGTCCCGTTGATACCGATAGCTACGAAAGCCTCTGCAATGACGGGCGCTCCGTCATATCTTGCAGTTCCCTTGAATACTGTCTGATCCTGGATGAAGAAAGCATGCTCAGACTGAGCAAACTTTGATCCTCCACGCTCTCCCAGGAGATACAGCTCGAGGTACCCGCCAATGATTACGTTGTCGGGTATGAAATCGAGGACGATTACATCACCACCAACCACGGGCATCGTTCCTTCAATACCGGAAACAATTGCGCCTGCAGCATTAACGCTCATAGCCTCAGCCTTGAGGGTTGTATAGGTAGTCTCGTTCATGATCCATGTCTTATCGCCCCTTGCATACTTGCCCTTTGCCTTTCCGGCTGCAAGCACGATAGCCTTGAACAGATTAACGCCCGTAGTACCGGCCGGTATTGTCTCGATGTTGATTGTATGAAGGTCAACCCAGGGGCGGGCCGTTGCGGGATATCCGGCGGGCTCGCTTGTCTGTGCAAGCCTTGAAACGATACCGAGAGGCATCTTCTGGTTGCTTGAAGTGTTGCGTCCGTAAATGATAGCCTTGTCGATTGCAAGACCGATAGCCTGTCCGATCGCATCAAGTATCAGAGCTGCAAGACCGATGTTGCTATCCTCGAGAACTGCATTGCAAACCTTGAAGAATCCGCCAACCTTGAAGCAGTCGATCTCTACGTCGTTAAAGTTGAGGCTCATTTCGTTAAGTGCAGCGCAGCACTCTGTCCAAACTGCCTCGGGAACAGATCCCATAACGACCTCGCGTCCTGTGCCTGCCAGAGGCTGAACGTTTACTCTGCTATAAAGCTTTGAATACTGGATCACGTTCTCCCTGAGGTAGCCAAGGAAAACTTCGGGGATGGTCAAGCCGACGTTTGTCAGCTCCCTCTTCTCCTTTATGTGTGCGCGGATTTCGTCAATCCATCCCTTTACATCGTCTCTTTCGAAGATCGCAGCCCTCTGTACCTCGGTCATTGCTTCGAACTTGTCCCTGGTGTTTCTGATCGTCTTTGCGTCTCTCCTTATTACGCTCATGTTTGCATCCTCCCTATGCTCGGGAACCTTGTTCCCAACTACTGTTTTATTACCGACGACAGTCTCTGCTGCCCGCTCCTCGGCTTCCTCAAATTCCTTCAGCTCGTCTTCGAGACCTCTGACCTCACTCTCAAGGCTTGTTTTTTCCTCGTCGTGTGCGGTTTTCTCGCCTTCGAACTTCTCAATTTCCTCTTCGACCGCTGATCTTTCCTCATCTGTTGAGGCTTCATCTATTGCAGTCTCAAGGTCTGCCTCACGCTTTTCAAACTCGGCATCCTTCGACCTCAGAGCCTCAAGCGCCTTTTTCTTTTCGTCAAGCTTCTTTCTGATCATCAGTGCTTTCAGTGCCATTTTTTAACCTCGCTTTCATTCTTTCTTTCCACGCTGCCGCAGTGCGCTCCACAAGTCTGTCGCGCTCGGCGGATCTGGCGGAGATATTGGTTGACTCGTAAGCCGGGAAGGTGCAGCATGACACCTCATACAGCTCCACCTTCTTGATAGTCCAGTGAATGTCGCCATTGTCGGAAATGGCTGACTCTTCATCCAGAATGTCAAACCCGAAGGAGCACTGATTCACGTCGCCGCGCTTCACACGTTCATATAGGTTCATGGCATCGCCGTCTTTCGGATTGATGGCGATCTTTCCCCACAGGCCGTGTGCGTCTTCACGCAGCTCCAGAGTGTGAGCCGTGGTCCTTCCGAGCACCAAGGTGGTGTCGTGATTGACCAGCGCCCGGACGTCTCCGGCCAGCGTCTCCGAGAATGCTCCCGGTGCCACTGACTCGCTCATGCCAGGCGCGATGTCATAGTTGCTATTAAATACGGCGAAGTACCCTTCTATCGTGAGCTCTTCGCCGTCTTCCCTCGTGGTGAATTCTGATGCTATGCTTCGCATCTGTCGTATGGTTCTGTCTGCCATTTTTATTCCTCCTGTACCAGTTTCTTTTGCATTCCACTCATTTCATATGGAATATAGTTTTCAAGTACTCTCAGTTCGTCCAGTCCGTCCTTCGGGCTCATGCCGATCTGGTCTCTGACCTCATTTCCGGTGATGAATCCTCTGTCTGAGAGGTTCCCGAAGACCGACGCTATTGTCTGGATGACCCGGGACAGCAGCGAGAGGGTGTTGAACTTTAGGTACCACTTCGGGTTCAGAATCAGCTTCTTGGTCATTTCCTGGGCTATGTTCAGGCATATAGGCCGGATCTTATTCTGGATAAATGAGTTCCAGGCTTTTTGATTGAAATCACCGATACCCAACACAAAAGGAGGCACGCCCACGATTGAGGCAACTGTCCTCTTGTCCAGCTGTACCACATCGGAAATGGCCAGATCCGCAAGGGATAGCGGCCGGACTTCTTTTATATCAAATTGCTGGGCCGGTACGATCCAGGGAGCGCCTTCCTCCCCGGTCTCAAGAT